GGACTGATGCACCAGGGTTCTTCTGTTCAAAGTTTTTACCCATAGGAGTTTGCATGTATATAGTTTTAGCTTCAGCTTCACACCATTCTTCCAACTTGGAGATAGTGTCAATAGCCACATACTTGTATGGTTTGCCATCTTTTATGATAGCCTTGCCAACCTCACCAAGTTCTTTCAAGCTGTTAACTTTAATCTTCAAGGCGTCAACCATATCTGAACCTTCTTCAAGGTCAATGATCAAACAATCCTTCAATTGTGATAACACTGTAGTCTTGCCTATCTTAGGTGGACCATAGATTATCATATTCTTAGGCGACTTACGGCTCGCCTTGACCACAGTTTTTGGTAACTCCATCATTTTCTTTCTTTAATATTAAATGTACTCATGTCTGCTTCATAGCCAATCATGCCAAGCAAGCCGTCACGATTCTTTTCCATATGACATGCAAGTAACCCTTGCGGGTTCTCACCACAGTATGTGTCTGTGATACCATACAAGTCATAAGGACGATTAAGAATCATAACTACATGTGCATCCTGACCAATACTGTCACCACCAAATAAATCTGTTAGTAGCGGTTGGTATTGATTCTTTGCACGATGCTCTTGTTCTATGTTACGATTGAGCTGTGATAATAATATATTAATAACTCCAAGTCTTGATTGCATCCACATGCAACCTTTGGATACTGTGTTTAGTCTGCGCAATTCTGTTTCTTCATTGCCACGTATCAAACGTGAGTGGTCAAATAAGTTGATCACTGTGTGTTCAGGATGCTGACTAAATAGTTCTTCGTTAGTATTCATTATGTATTCCATACTACGAGGAACATTGTTAAAGTATATAGGATAGTTCTTATACTTCTGAACCTTTGCCGCATAAATACCAAAGTCTTTATCAGACAATGTATTATCTACAGACAATAGCTCAGCCATTTGTTTCTGAACATCCTTTGACGCTGACCTCATCACCTGTTGGTAACCGGGCATCTCAAAGGTCCAATACAATACAATTATTTTCTTGTGCCTGTTAGTGTCAAGCACATCAAAGATCAGCTGGTTACTGAATGCTGACTTACCAACACCAGGACGACCAGCAACTACATACATCTTGCCCTTTTGCAATCCGCCTAGAAGATTCCTGTTAAGTCTTTTCCAAGACGTAGCTAGCACATCCCGTTGCCCTTGTTTAGCCTGCTTGACTATGGCAACAGATTGATTTACTGCTCTGTCTATTCTTTGAAATCCTCTAGTTTGAAATACGTTAGAGCCTTCTTGTGATTCTTTCTGTTTCTCCTGCATCGTCGTCTATGTTTGTGTATTTTTCCCAAGTGTGATTGTTTATCCACACCTCAAGATTTTGTAAGTATTCTAATCTTTGTTTGTCTACCTTCAGCTGAACATGCAACAGTTTCATGATACGATCATGCACGTGTCTTCTGTCCAAAACAATCTTTCTATATCTTTCTTTAGCTTTGAAGTTTGTCTTGGCGTCTGGATCTGCAGCATGTAAGACCCTGATGCCATTAGATGTTCTAACTTTCATAGGGTACGTAGCCACAAGCTGAGCAAACATCTGATCAAAATCAGAAGCAAACAAATCAATAAACTTCTGCCTAACAATGTATGTGTCATAGCCTTCAGGACCAATCTTAACAAATCCTTTTTCTTGTAGGTCATCCCAGTTAGGGTTTAGTTTTAGATTAGACAGAGTCTTAAATCCCTTTCTGTATATAGCATACAGAGCAAGATAATCATCTGCACTTATCTGGTTTTCAGTTAATAAATTAATGTCAATTTCTAATTGCATAAGCTTATAAATTTACGAAAAATGTGCCTGATTAGCAAGGTAACCAGGTCACATTATCTAGATTTTTCACACTACTTTTCAACCATTTTTCTTCTTGACTATCCTTGACATACAAGATGTTTATCTTGCCTATCTTGTCTTCTTGATAACGTATAATTCTACCCACACGCTGTATCATAGTCAAGGACTTGCTAGTCAGGCCACATATAACAGCCATTGTAGCATCAGCTACATCGAAGCCTTGGTTCAAAGCTTTTGTAGAACATAGCACAGGCTTGTCACCTGATCTAAAATCTTTAAGCGCTTGTTCTTTCTGTTTCTTAGTCCTACCACTGTGGTATACAGTAGAGAATGTTTCTGTTGCATCTGCAAGCTTGTTAGTAAACTCATTGCTACCACCAAACACAAGTATCTTTTCACCTATGTTCTTGATAACAATCTTTTGTAGCTCTGCAATTTTACCATCGGCGTGGTCTACTACAGCTTTACGTGCTCTGATAGAGCGATAGAACTGTGCAGCAGCAGCCTTGTCTTCAGGACTAGCCGTATGTTTACCTGCACCCATAATATGCTTTGCTCTATCAAATGCACCAAACTGTCCAAGACAGTACTTAGCATATACAAATGTGTTATTGGCCTTTTTGTATTCCTTCTGTTCAAGATCAGTTAGCTGTATAGGTATACATACTATCTCATAAGGAGAGACAAGACCAAGCGCTACACATTCATCAAGACTTATCATGTACACTAAAGGAGCAATCTTGTACAACAACTCTTTATACTCATAATCTTCAGGTAGTGTAGCGGTCATACACAACATTCTATCCCAAGTATTGTTCTCAAAGAACTTACGATACTCAGGCGACAGTCCAAGGTGTATCTCATCACATACTACAACATCATAGTGCTGGTCCTCTAGCTTGTAAGCAGAGGCGTAACACAGGATGTCTACATTATCTAGTACAGATTCATAGCCCCACTTTATAAACTCTTCTTTAAATTGTTCTTGCAACTGATGGGTAGGAACTAATACAAGTCCCTTGCCACCATCAGACAAGGTTTTAGCCACAGCTATAACACCGCATCTAGACTTACCAAAGCCTGTGCCTGCAATAATGCTGCCGTTAAAACCTTTCTTTGCCCAATTGTTAAGAGCTTTCTTCTGCTCTGTATCTTTTACTTTTATTAATTTACTCATCCCTAAATCTATCTGGATCTGGCTCATAATCTTCGTATTTTTCTTCTAGTATACCTTCAAGTTCATTTTTATCAAACTCATCAAAGCCTGTCATAAAATGTAGAATATCTACTTTTATTAACTTACCGTTGACATCACTTAAGTTTGCCCATACAGCTTTGATTGTAACACCACCATGGTAACCTGTACCATTGTAGTCTAATTCAGCTGGTTCATACTCATATTCAACTTGAACCGTGTATCCATTTTCTAATTCTATTTCGTGTAACATGATTTAATTATTTATAATTAACATTATTATTATTAGTGATATTATAGCTACAAAGCCCACAGTGCAGGCAAACATGCTATAATCAAATTCGTGTTTTGGTTTGTTCATGATAATATTTCTGATACTTTGTTAATCTGTTCTTTTAATTCTTGATTCTCATACTCAAGATGTTCTACACGTGCAGCAAACTTTGCAATCATGTCATCTTTATCATTAGAATCACCCATACCCTGAATACCCACAGCAGTAGCACATATGTTATAAAATTCTTGATATGATTTATCTACATCCATAAGATCAGAGTGTACCTTGAATGCGTGTAACACCGTAGCATGATCTCTATGAAATATAGAAGCATTTACAGTTGTACTGTAACGCAGCTTATCGTTTATCAATACCATGCATATACGTCTAGCTGTAACTACTTCACTATGCCGTGTCTTACCTCTTATCTTACTAATAGGTATCTCTGTTAATCTAGACACGGTTGCAATTATACGAGCAACATTTGAGTCTAGCTTATACAATTTTACTTTTCCCATGATTTACTAATATTTGTGTCTGCTTTCAACAGACCGTTTGTAACTACCTCAAGAGCTGCTTGCTCCATGAGTCTTGTCATTATATCCACCCAATCTTCTGCAAAACTTTCTTTACATATAGTGTCTATCTGATCATGTACCGTCATAACTATCTTAACAGGGAAGTCATACAATTTAATATGATCTCTGATAAGAATCAAAGCTTTCTTAGTCATGTCAGCTGATGCACCTTGGATAGGTGTGTTCTTACTAGCACGTTCTATACTACCAAGTTCAAAAGCTTGACTCTTGTCTTTGTATATGCGTGGGTACCATGTAGGAAACCAACGACGTCTGTTGTAAGGCGGAAATGTTTTGATATAACCAAACTTTTTGCCAAAGCTACCAAGCTTATCTAAGAAGCCACCAATAGCTGGAAAGGCTTCAAAGTATTTATCAATCAAAGCTTCAGCTGCTTTTGTAGTTATATCAAGAGTATCCGCAAGTTTGTGTGGACCCATGCCATAGGCTAAGCCAAAGTTAATAGTCTTAACATTTGTACGTAACTTACCATGCTTAGGACACTTACACTTACTTTTATCTTTCATATAGTTACAGTCGTCTTCAGCTGCATCTATCCACTCTTGTCCATATACAAGGTCAGCACACACACTATGTAAGTCTTGTCCTCTTTGAAGAGCTTTTATCCATACAGGATCTCTAGAACCAAATGCTATCACATTTAACTCTTGAGAAGAATAATCACTAGATACAAAGCACCAATCTCTAGGAGCCAGAAAGCAGTTACGGAACTTATTATCCGCAGGTATCTGTTGCATGTTTGGCTTCTTGGATGCGACCCGTCCAGTGTCAAGTATTTGATTGAATTGCGTATGTATTTTGCCATCGCTTGAAACAAATTTAAAGAAGTCCTTACCGTAAGAAGTAGCCAGCTTCATCTTTTCTTTGTACTTAACATACAAATCAATAATCTTATGCTGACGCCTATACTTATACATCTTCTTACCGTTAACGTCTTCTAAGTCAGGGACTAGTTTTTGAAATACTTTGAGCACTTGTGTAGGACTAGTCCACTTAATCCCAACTTTACGTAACTCTTCTTGTGGAGTAAACAAGTCACCTTGAACATGAGATAACACAAAGCACGACAACTCTGGGACGATTAATACCAGGTTATCTAATTCATCTCTCATATTCAAGGCTTCTTGTTCGCTTGCACGTGCAATGACCTCCCAAGCATCTCTATCAATATCAATACCATTGTATTCAATATCTGCAAATGCTAACACTGCACGGTTTTCAAGTTCTACTACATTCTGTAGTTTATACTCTTCTATTTTAGGTAGTTGTAGCTTACGAAGTTTACATAAGTATTCTACATCTTTGGCACCGTATACTATCTGGTCATCACGATAAGCTTGGCCGGATAACCCTATAAATTGGTTTCTGATTTCTTTATTTAATTCTACATTTAAGTAGCGTTTACAGAGGTCTTTCAGTCCATAACCTATGTGACGACCACAAGATAGTATTCTTTCTACCAAAAACGTATCATAAACTCCATCACACTCTATGCCTGACCATTTCTTAATAAACTTGTAGTCAAACTTAGCATTGTGAAATATCTTTATGATAGCAGGTGATTCTAATATATTTTTTAAAGGTGTAATATCAACAAACCTAGTATCTATAACAAACTGCTGATGCTCGTCCCCAATCTGGAACATAATCATCTTCTTGCAGGTAAAGTCAAAGCCTTCAGTTTCTGTATCAACACCTAGAACTTCTTTGTCGTGGCAATAATCTACCACATCTTGGATAGTGCCTAGTTTATACGAGTCGCTCAGACTCGTTGTTTGTGTCACCAGTGTAATCATCTCGTAAATCTTTTAGAAAAGTATCTTCAAAGTGTAGTAAGTATTCTGCATATGCCTTAGATATTTCTCTTCCTTTGAAGACTACAATATCACTATTAGCTTGTACTGCTTTTACATATGCATGCTTTAGCTCATGGTAGTAACCTTGCTGTGCTTCCATGAATAATTCTTTCATCTTTCCCATTATTTGTATATCGTTATTGGTTCTTCTTTTGTTTCTACAAGCTCTTTTTCCATGTCTAGCAATGTTTTAATAAGAAGTCTGTGCCTTCTAACTAACTCACTGTTAGGATCATATTGTTCTAGCTTAATTAAAGTGCGTTGTACGCTATGTATAAGAAGAGATACTTCTCCTCTAGTTAAAATAGTATTCTGCATAATAAATAGGCTTAGACAACAAAGGGGCACAAGGCCCCTTCATTATCAATTAGTATTAACAGTCTATTGATTAGGCTGTCTTCTTCGTAGTCTTAGTAGACTTCTTAGTTTTAGACCCTACAGGTCTTCCACGTCTTTTGGTTTTGGTTTTAGTCGTGGTAGTAAATAAGTCAATAGTAATCTGCTTTTCAGTTACTGTGACATTGTGAGATGCAGATACAGTAGCTACTACCTTACCTGCGTTTTTGATTAATGTATTCATTTTCAATGATTTAGATAATTATGTATAAATATTCTTTATAAAACTTTACAAATATAGTAAAAATGGGTATACCAAACAAATGATATACCCAAATTATTTATATTATCCTAGGTTAATACCTGCGACATCTGCAAACTTATCTAGAGCATCTACATTCTGTGCAGCACTAGTGTCTGGCTTCAAGAACGTTTGCTCTGCAGCTACATCGCCGTAACATGATACAACTTGTGCATTCATGAATATCTTTTGTCCATTGTGTAGCATAACATCACCATCCTTACCTTTGCGCTTGCAACGGTTCTCTGGGTCTTCAGCTTGCCAAGCGTTAGGCTCTGTAGATTCAGTAATCTGAACTCTAGCACGAACAACTTCACCATCAGGGCTAGCTACACCAACAACAGTTGGATTAACAATATTTAGTTCAACATAATTCTTATCTCTTTCAGCATCATGTTGCCAGCTATTAGCTACATGGTTAGGATCAATGTTGAATAATGGGTAAACATCTTCAGGTGTACCAGTCAACCATGCACGATAACCTCTACGAGTAAATCTAACATCTGACTTGTTAGCAAGATATAATAAGTTTATACCTGCACCACCACCACTTCTGTATGGATTGTTTACATTTTCAATAAATTCTAGTTGTACTTTGTCTGAACTTGTAGACCAAATTCTGTACAATAGTGTATCATTCTCATTTAGAGTGGGGATACTACCACTGTTCATCGCATTCGTCATTTCTAATGGATTAAAATTAATAATTAAGTTTGTCTATGTCTATAACATCGTGCCTTGCACGACATAAGTCATCATAAGATATAGCCACTTGTCTAATATCTCTCTGCCCAATACATTGAGAATAAAACTCGTGAGCTTCTTCACCACTACCAAAAACTGATGTTCTTTGGCAAGTGTGATAGTTTAGTGGCACTGTAGTGTCACCCGATTCATCGCAACTGTAAGTTACTGTCCAAATTAGTCTTTCATTTTCTTTCACTTTCTTTTAGATTTAATAAATTAGTAATTATATATTGTGGTTAGCAATGACACACTTTCAGCAGTGTCCTCTGTTAATTATAAAAGAGCGCGAGTCTCCGTCGTCTTTTCATATCTCTACTTTAGCTCTTTCAGGGTTTGCGACAGCTTGAACACTCGTCAAATAGCATCAAGTTAAATACTCCTAGAGTACTTAAAAGAGAAACTGCCTTAGATCAAGGAGACCCTGTTTAACTCCTCTAAAAACAATGTTATACTTCAGGGTTTTGTTTATCTTCTTCTGACATTCTGTGCCACACTTTCATTCTTGTCCGGCAATCAGGTAATTTAGATACATCACGCACAAACCGTTCTATATCTTCCATAGTAAGAAATCCTACAACATCATCAGCTAGTTCTGTATCATAACATATACCATCTTTGTCTAAGATAGCAAGTTCATACTCATCTACACCACCCTGTGAATACATGCCGTTTATAATAGATATATAATATCCATTAGTAAAGTTAACAGTTGCTCTTGCAAAACGATCAAGTCCTATTCCATCTTTCTTATCTGAATAGACTAATGTCCACTTAAGATCGTCAAACTTAAAGAAGTTAGCTGTCATTTTACTTAAAGTCATCATTTCAAAATCAATTTTTAAGTCATCTCCTTCACCATATTTGTGATGATACTTAAATGCAACATCAAGTGTCTCGTGATGCTTTTCTATTTCTTCTACGTTTTTCATTCTATTTACGAATTCTTTTAGTTGATCTTCCATTAACTCAATGTATGTAAAGTGTACAGTGCGAATACAATTGCTGTACTAGCAATTACACACGCACATACACAATAAATTAAAAACTTTACTATTGGTAGTATTATCTTCATGATTAATAAGTTTAGTATATCCAATCTATCTGTAGTTGAACTACATTAGATCCTTTCTGGATAAAATATTCATAGTCGTGAATATGTTCTTTTAATACATACACACTAATCTTTTCGTTGTATGGTATTTCAGCATCAACAAGAACATTGATAATACTAAGACCAGGTGGTGGTACTAAGCGTTGTAGTACATCATCTCCTGTATACTTTATGCCATCTTTCATAGCATAAAACTCAAACTCGTCATTTATATCATTGATAAATGGTATACGAGCTAGGTTAACTACATATGCTACACCAAACTGTACATCTTCTACAATGTATGTGTTTACTGTATCATCGCAGCTATATGTAACAAACGAAGTGTAAGAGTTATCTTCCATGACAGCAACAGTAGCTGTTGACATCATATCATTATACTCATCTTCTCTTTTATCGCACGATGTTAACCACACCGCAAGGACAAAGAGTACAATCAGTACTGCTAAGTCCTTGAGGGTATAATTACTATTCATTGTCTAAATAGTGTTTGTAACTCCAGTTGTCCATCTTTGTCTGATACATCTCAGATCTTTTGATGAACAATGCAGTTAAGATTACTGTAACAGCTGTTGCACAGCCGTACAAAATTGAAGTATTAACAATAGCGAATATTGCAAGTATTATAGATATAATACCTGTAAGAAACGCTAACAATTGATAGCAGAACTTTAGTCTGCCGTAAGTATAATAAGTCATAACATATAACATTGGTTGATATAGACACCCTAAGGTGTTTCGCTTATTGAAAGCTCATCAGTATATCTAAAAATAAAATAACAAGTCTCTATCTATTACCGACTCTAACGGCTGAAAGGTCAAGAGGCCTGCTGATGAATTTCACATCACAAACCTTGTTATTTTATATGTGTTTAAACCTATTCCGTCTAGTGTTAAACTAGAATCATCTTAGACTAAGGCTTTCCCTTAGTTTATTTCGTCAGGTTATGGATCTACTCATCTTCCGGGTAAAGTTTTAAATAAAGCAGTTTGTCTTCTTGCTTAGGAATACGACGTTGCCAATTGTATTGACTAATAGTACGTCCTTTCTATTTTATTAGCTTAACCATAAAGAATCTATTGTATTTAATAGATCTAAATCTTCTGTTTAGCTCCTCTTGCATAATCTTAGCCATACTTTCATTAGGAAATATGCCCCAAGATTGGCCTGAGCTTTCTTCAATTACTTCGTGTGTATATTCGAACATAATGATATATAATGTAATAGGAATAAACCTATTGATTAGTAAAAGATAGACAAAAGTGGTGAATACAGTCTAGTTGACGCATTCACACACTTATGTTGTGTTGATAGATAAAAGGTATTACAATGTAATACCCTCTAACTCTTTCAACAAAGCATCTGCTGTCTTCACAACCTCAATATCGAAGTTATCCAACTTACATACTGCTAAATCTTTTTCAAGAATAGAACCGTCGCCAAATGGTAGCTTGGTACCTTTCTTGTAAATGTCTAGCAAAACATTTTGTCCTGAATTAGGACGCTCTGCCATTTTAAAGGAAATCAGTCCTTCTGCTGTCTTTGCTGTAGCTCTATAGTACGTGTCTCCTTCATAGGTACGAGCTACTGAACCTACTACTACACCTGCAACATTCGTTTGCATAATCATAGTTTTGTGTACCCGGGGGTACTGTTAATACTCTAATTAGGTTGGGGTGTGTTTCATAATACCCCTACGCTCTCAAAAATTTTGGTGGTTAAAAATTTTTTAGTAGTTTTGCATTCAGAAGCACACAATACGTGTATCACCCCAGAGGGCCGAGAGGTAGTTATGGGGTCAGACGTTGGATTGTAGTTCTCAAATAGAGAATAGAGTTTTCTCCAATAGCTTCTAAAAGGGCGGGTATAGCCAACGGTTAGGGCACATTACACAGAGGTAAGTGTGATGAATCAACATCAGTTTTAGTGTCCTTGGGTAGTTCAAAAGACAGCACTGCCAGCGGTAAAATCCCAACTGAAATAGTCAAACGCCTAGGGGTGAGGTGTATCTAATAGTGAAGTTCTTCACAAAACACTTGGATTTATAAAATATTTTGTTATACCTTTGCATTATTGAACTAATAATAGATAATAATGGCAAACGAATTAACATTTAAACCATTTGGTGCTTGGATTGTAACACCAAGACCAGACGCAAAGAAGACTAAGTCCGGCATCATTCTAGATGACGCGACAGCTAGGCAATTACAAACAAATATCGTAGAAGTATTGGCGGTAGGACCGCAAGTTACGCAGTGTAAGAAGGGTGACAAGATAATGGTAGACCCAAATACAGAGGCAATGCTGATTCATATTGATGAGGTACAGTACTTATTTGTTAGTGAGTTCCAAGTATTAGGCAAGTTCTAATGAAAATGCCTGGTACAGTTACAATAGATCTAAAAGATTACTTGGATCTTGTAGAACACACGCAAAAAACAAATGAATTGCGTGATTCCACAGCTAGAGCAGCCAAAGAAATGTCTGTGTTCCTGTCATTCTTGTGTACCAGAGATGATGTGGCTACTTATATAGAAGAATTTAATAGACAATCTAAAACAGCACAGATAGTTGTGGAAGATGGTCGAGCTACAATAGAATTTAAAGATGATAAAAACAAAATTTCAGACGAGTAGCTGGGAAGAGCTTTTTAGATTGTACGATGAATTTGAAACAAAGTTAGAAATGTGGTCAGAAAAAAATATAAATTGTACATGGGACATACAAGTTTTGATAGGTGACCATGAGTATACATTAATAGTAACAGTAATAGATGAAAGCGGCGAAGAAGAAGAATAAACGTAGAATATACATAGATGGTCAGCCTATGAAGGTAGAATATGCTGTGTATGAACTGCTAGAAAACCAAAAACTAAAGATAGAGCAGTATGAAGCTATACTTGCTGCGTATCTAAAAGAAAAAGAAGAAGCGAATGGAACAGAAGATAACGATTAACGTAAACTCTACACTTAAGTATTTACAGTTCTGGAATGGTGTGTTTAATCTGACATCTACAGAGCTTAGAGTTTTGTCAGCACTTGTTGATACTGCTAAGGTATTAGAAGATCCTAACGTATGCTCTGCAAAAGTTAAGAAAGAAGCTGCAAAAGTACTAGGCTTGTCTGACTTTAACACCTTGAACAACTACGTAAAGAAGATGAAAGACAAAAAAGCTATACGTAAAGAGAATAAGAACTATATACTTAATAGATTACTAGATTTAGAAACTGTAAAGGTAGAGGTAAACATAAACTGGAAAGATGAGTGAAAATAAAACACCTGGAATATGGGCAATGGCTAAGAGTTTTAGCAAAGACCTAGCAAAGTATGTAGCAGAAGGAGCACCGAATGTATCTGAAACAGATTATAGACAAAGACTAGCAGATTGTAATGCTTGTGTACATTTGGTAAAAGATAAAATGAGATGCGGTAAGTGTGGTTGCTTGATACAGCATAAAGCAAAATGGAAAACAACTACATGCCCAATAGGTAAGTGGAAAACACAGGTATTAGACAATGGCGAAGTCAAAGAAGGAGATAATACAGACTCTAGCAACGAAGCATAATTTACCGTTAGAGAAAATAGAAAAGATTGTAAACAGTCAGTTTAAGTATGTGGCTAAGGTTATGGCAGAAGGTAAATTTGACTCTGTTAGACTGCCATACTTTGGAAAGTTTCACTCCAAAAAAGAAAGAAGAGATATAATAAATGGAATTACTAGAGATAGTTGATAATGTAGCAGTACCTTCTCCATATGCTAAAAGTATTTTGGAGTTCAAGAATCTGAATGCAAAAGAACTTGCATATGTTTACTTTATGTGTGATCACAAGTCGCCATATGCAGTATATGACTTAGACTCTAGACATAATGAAGTGATGTTAGGTGTGTATGGTAAGGAATCTAAAGTATCTACAAAAGTACAAGCAGCTTGCGACACATATAAAAAATTAAAAGAAACATCTGCAGTAAAACTACTGAATGCTGCTAGATCGTCTGTAATAAAACTACAAAAGTATTTTGAAACTGTAGATCTTACATTGATGGACGATAATGGTAGGCCAATATTCCATGCAAAGGATTTGGTTGCTAACTTATCTAAGATGGGAGATGTAGTAAACGGACTATCTAAATTAGAAGAACAAGTTGCTAAACAAGAGCAAATTAATACAAATACACGCGGAGGAGTTGTAGTTAACAAATATAGTTCGTAGATTTGGGTTATGGATTTTTTAGATGACATGCAAGATTACTACGATTCAATGAATAATGCATATGATTTTGTAACTAAAAGAATAACACTTGACGATATATTTGAAAAAGCAGAGCAATCTGGTAGAATGGAGGAGTTTTACTTACCGTTTGACCCTATAAGCAGTGATGGTAGAGATGAAGCTACACTGGATCTGTTAATAGAACATTTTATAGAAACAGAAGAGTACGAGAAATGTCAGGAGTTATTGAATTTGAAAAGGAAGTATTTAAGCGCACCAGAGGACTAGCACCTGCTGCAAATAAGTACTTAAAAAATGGTTACTATACAGATGCATTACCAGGAACAAAGCCTTACTTTGAGTATTGGGATGAGGAGAGACGTAGATGTCTGTATGGTTACACCCACAATGGTGTAACTATAACAGGTAATCATTATTTTTATCTAAACTACTGCCCCATTGACAGATCTGTTGATGAAGAACTACCAGACGGTACAATTATAGCGCGAAGAGAGCGTACATTCCCAGCATTTTACGACGGAGATTGGAAATATTTTACATCAATAGACAAATGTAGGAAAGAAAACAAGCATATGACGGTGTTAAAAGCACGTCGTAAAGGATTTTCTTATAAAGCTGCTGCTATGCTCGTACGTAACTACTTTCATGTGCGTAATAGTAAGAACTATGTCTTTGCAGGGCAGAAAGAATACTTGATTGGGGACGGTCTACTGTCTAAAGCGTGGGAAATAATGTCATTTGTAGATGATAATACTGCATGGACGCAGCCAAGACTGCGAGACAGGGAGATGCACAAGCAATCTGGGTACAAAAAGAATGTGAATGGTGCACTTGTAGAGATGGGTATGAAGTCACAGATCATAGGTGTGTCATTGAAAGATGATCCAGACAAAGTCCGTGGTAAAGCAGGTGAACTTATCTTTTTTGAAGAGGCAGGATCATTTCCAGGACTACTAAAAGCTTGGGAAGTAGCTATGCCAACTATGCGTCAAGGTAGTAAGACGCTGGGTACAATGATTGCATTTGGTACAGGTGGTACACAAGGCTCTGACTTTCAAGGTATGGAAGAACTATTCTACAATCCAGAGTCATATGACTGCTTATCTTTTAAGAATGTATGGGATGATGGTGCTATGGGTACAGAGTGTGGTTATTTTGTACCTATCTATGAGAACTTAGAAGGATTTATAGACGATGATGGTAACTCTTTTATAGATAAGGCTATAGATTTTGAAGAAGAGAATAGGAATAAAAAGAAAGGTACTAATGATCCAAAGGCATATGATCAGTATATAGCAGAACATCCTATGTGTCCAGCAGAAGCTACACTACAAGTATCTTCAAATCTATTTGATATATCATCACTACAAGAACAGTATAACAAAGTAAAAGCAAACAAGTTACACGCTATAGGTACAGCAGGTAAACTATATTATGGTAAAGATAATAGGATAAAGTTTGAGCCTGATGGAGATGCTAGGCCAATCCTTCGATTCCCACATCGTAAAGAAGATAATCTGGAAGGAGCCATTGTTCTTTACGAAGGTCCTTATAGAAACCAGGAGGGACAAACTCCACATAACCTATATCTAGTTTGTCATGACCCGTACGGACAAAACCAATCAGCAGACTCCAGCTCTCTTGGTGCTGCGTATGTGATAAAGAGAATAAATAATATATCAAAGCCTGATGATTTAATTGTTGCTAGCTATGTAGGTAGGCCACACACGCAGGACGAATATAACAAAAATTTATTTATGTTAGCAGACTATTACAATGCCAAGATAGGATTTGAGAATGATCGTGGAGCTGTAATACAGTATGCAAAGCAGCATAGAAAGTTACATAGATTACAGGAAGAGTTTGAGATGTTAGATAAGAAAGAGCTAAGGTCTAGAAACGTAAAGCGTAACTTTGGTATGCATACAACAGAAGCTAGGAAGAGGCAGGGTGAGTTGTATATAAGAGATTGGTTGAATGCTGTAAGATCTGACGATGGAGATAAGGTAACACTTAACTTACATAAGATATACGATTTAGGTCTTTTACAGGAACTAATAAAGTTTAATCACAAAGGTAACTTTGACCGTGTAATGGCATTGATGGTAGGAATGTATCATACACGAGAGTTATACAATGCTGAGGTTAAAGAGATACTAGAAGATAATGCATCAAATGAATGGTTTGATAGGAATTATCAATAGTGTTATATATATAAATAACAGTTTAAAATGTATACACCATGTTAATGTGTATATAAAAAATATTAATTTTGCAGGATATGTATCTAGGGGGAGAAAAAATACCGCAGCAAAAGCTGCCTTTATCAAAGAAAAATAAAAAGTGGAGAGAAGCTTGTGTTGAAGCTTTTATCGACTTATCTAATCAAGGTGTATCTAAGAGAAGAGATTACATCAGAACACTATATGACTACTACAATGGTATAATTGAAGAGGAAGACTATCGTTACGTTCTTGCCCCTTATGGCAAGTCCCGCAATAATTTCCCCTCTAAAATGCGTAACTATCCTATTATCAAGCCTATCATTGATCTTCTATTAGGTGAGAAGTCTAAACGACCTCTCAATTATACCGTAGCAGTCCTTAACGAAGACGTTGTATCTGAAAAAGAAAAAGCAAAGCAGATGGTGTTTATGCAGAATATGCAGGCACAGTTTGCTAATAAAATGATGCAGATGGGCATTGCTCCTGAAGATATGCAAGAGCAGCAGATACAACTGCCTGAAGATATATTAAAGTCTTTTGAAAGAAGTTACGTAGACAACAGAGCTATCATAGGTCAGAAGTCTATGAATTACATAATGCAAAATGCAGAGGTGTATGATAAACTACAGAAAGGCTGGTTTCACTATCTAGTATCTGGTGAGGTATACACAGAGAGAGGTGTTCGTAATGGAGAGCCTTTCTATGATATACTTAATCCTCTTGATGTAGATTATGACAAAGATCCAGATTTAGAGTTTGTAGAAGATGGAGACTGGGCATTAGTTCGTAAGTATGTACACGTGTCTACAGTAGTTGATCACTTCTATGATCTGTTAACACCTGAGCAAATACTAGAGCTAGAACAACCTAGACAATCAGATATTGATTCTTACTTATTATTTAGAAGAGCTGAAACATCTAAGGATGAGAATGCATATAGAAATAGATTACTAGAAGTTGTAACAGTGTACTGGAAATCAAGAAAACGTATAGGATTTTTGACATACCCAGACCCAATGACTGGTACAATAGAAGAAGAGATTGTTGATGAAGGTTTTAGAATGCCTGCAGAGATGAAAGCTATGGGCGCCAAAGTCAAGTATACTTGGGTAAACGAAGTATGGCAAGGCACAAGAATAGATGGTAGAATGTATGTAGATATACATCCTGTAGCTAATCAAAGAAACACAATGAATGATCCATCTGTTTGTAAGTTACCTATAAATGGTAGAAGATATTCAGATATAAATGCAAAGAACATATCTCTAGTGTCACTAGGTATACCTTACCAGTTGAACTACAACATCTACAAGTATAGACTAGAGCTAGCTATTGCAAGATCAAAAGATATTATAGCCCAGTTTGATATTAACATGATACCAAAGAAGTGGGACATGGATAAGTTTATGTACTACGTAGAAGGTACAGGTATAGCGTGGGTAGATTACAACAAAGAAGGTATTGCACTAAATCCACAGCATCAGTCTGTATTAGATATGTCAATCAAGACTATATCTCAATACATTACTCTGTTAGAATCTATACTAAACGAATGGGAAAAACTATCTGGTGTAAACAGACAAAGACAAGGTAGTGTAGGACAATACGAAGGTAAAGGATCTACACAGCAAGCTATTGTACAATCTTCACATATCACAGAAGATATGTTTAGAAAGTTTGAGCACTTAGAGCAAAGAGATTTACAAGCGTTACTTGACTACTCTAAAGAAGCTTGGTTGACAGGTAAGAGCGGGGCATATGTAATGCCTGATGGAACTGTAGAGTATTTAACTGTAGATCCGTTATCACACTTAGAAGCAGACTACGGTATATTTGTAACTAACTCTGGTAAGGAGAAAGAGAAGATAGATACTATCAGACAAATGGCTCAGTCTATGATACAAAACGGAATGCCAGCATCTGCTATGGCAGACCTACTAGAACAAGAGAGCTTTACTGAGATTAAGAGTAAGCTGAAAGAAGCTGAGAAGTCTATGCAAGAATTACAGCAGCAACAACAGCAAGCAGAAATGCAAGCTAAGCAGCAGTCAGAACAACTACAAGCTCAGATGAAGCAACAAGAGCTAGATAATGCAAATCAAAACAATGAGCTTGATAGAAAGAACAAGATTGACATTGCAATGATACAAGCTGGTATGGCTGAAACTGCTAGCAAGTTTAATCTAGAGAAAGCTATGATGGATCAAGAAACTAAGTCACAAGAGATTGCTATCAAAGCAAAAGAAGCTGATGAAGATGCTAGATCTAACAGAGCTAATGAAGAAATAAAAAGGGAAGCAAACAAGAAGCGTAAGAGTTAATGACGAACGAGGAGCAGATGCAGGTCTTGAAAGAGGCCATCAAGTCAAATTATAAAGGCAGTCTTGCTGAAATCCTACAACCTCAACAGCAGCCGCAAGGTCCTGAAGGTGTAGATATGCAGCAGCAGATGCCTGAAATGCCTGTACCCCCAGCGTCTCCTCCACGAATAAACCCTGCAAGCGCACAACCTCCTGTGCAAGATAATCAAGGACATCTAGTACAATCTTATCAAAGTGCACCTCCTGGTCTGAGAAACTTACCATCAGGACCAGCAGAAGGTATGCTTATACAGAAGATGGAAAAGGGTGGCACTAAAGATCCTAATCCTAAGCAACCTACAGGCATTGATGACAAGGCAGTAATATCTAAAAGAACTTTTGACGCTTTTAAAAAGCTTGATCTGGTAAAAGACTCTTATAAATTTATTCCTCAAGTTTCCCCAGATAAACTGGATGACTATGTTGAATATGATAATAAACTGGTAAAAAAATCAGATCTTAAAAACATTGAGGATAATACTATTGAAACTCTGAAAAGTTTTGAGGGAGATCCATACTATGATATAATAAAGCCAATAATTGAAAAAGATAGAAAAGAAAATCTAAAGGAACTAAAAAATTATAGAGAATATGACAGGGATGACTATGTAGGTAGTAATGTACTAAATGCCTATGAATACTATAAAGATAAGGGAAGTACAGAGTATAAAAATAAATATGGTATAGTGTCTGCGAATGCTCCAGTCTTTAAAGCTATGGATAAAGTGCTTCCTAAATTAGATACCCTTACTGACGCAGAAGTTCAAGAGTTTTCACGACTTATAAATACCTTAAGCTCTCCATATTTAGAAGCAATGTCTGAGGATGAAGATTTTGGGATTATTGATGCTCTTAAAATTCTTCGTAAACAAGACACTTCTGGATTAAAAGAGTATAGAGAAAAAATGGGGCTTACTAAAGATGATGTTTTAGATCTTATACAAGTTCCTGAAGATTCTAATTTTGCTGTAAAATCTCTTCTTAATTTAGTTAAAAAAGGAATAAAAAAGAAAGACTTTGAAGATGGAGGTCCTCGTAGAACAGACGGTCCTAGAGTTACACCAAGCAAGGAAAGTAATGAAGGTATGACGGGTATGATGAAAGCAAAGATTGCCATGGAAAATGAATTTGGCAATAACCCAGCCATATCTCGAATGATAAAGCCAACTGATAAATCATATGATTTTGGTGATGGTAGAACAGGAACTCATCATATGGGTAGCTATGGTAAGTCTGCTATACCAAACATACAAGATGTAGGTGGTAGTTTACAATACACAGGTCCTAGAACAGATGAAGCTATTAAGTTTAATCGTGAGCAAGATGCAAGATACTTTGCAGAAAAGTATAAAGATGTAGCACCAGCACTTCGTAAGAGAAAGAGCGGAGGGTACAAGCCAAAATATCCACAGAAGTTTCAAGAAGGCGGCAATGACCAAGTTACTCCATTAGATTTAGATTATGTTACATATGGAACTGCAGACTATAGCAAAGCATATAAACAAGGTAAGGTAGCTACTAGTTCATATGATGATCAAGGCGATATAACTTTTCATATGCAAAAGTTTCCAGAAATAGAAATTGTAGCAGATAGAGATGCTCCACTAAGTAAAGCTGATCAGGCAGAGTATAATAAGTTTTTACTTGATGCATCAACAGGGGCAGAAGCTATGAGGAAGGGTGAGGAGGTAACAGATGCACAAAGAGAGGCAGCTAATTATTTAACAAAAGCAAATCCTGTTAAAGCAAATATTTATAGAGGTGACGATTTTTCTGATATGGTTTCGGGATTAGCAGCTACTGCTGTAACCGCTCCTATTGGAGGCACGGGATTTATGGGAACTACTGGGACACAGATAGCAAAATACGGATCAGGGTTAATAAGTAAGTATGCTCCAACTGTCTATAAGAATGTATTAAGACCTACCGGTAAACAATTATTATCTCCTATGCAAAAGTATGGGAGTAAAGCTGCAAAAGATTTTGTGAACCTTACCAGTAAAGCTCCCATTGGTCAAAGTTTAATGCAAACTGCTAAATCAAAAACAGGTAATTTGTTGTCAGGATCGTATAATATAATGAAAGGTGTAGCGGTTCCACAAGCATACTACACTATAGGTAAACAAATGAGTACTGAGATTAAGGGTGAAGGAAATATAGATAATAGACTTGCTGCCGGTAAAAAGATAGTTGATGTTGTTCCTCAATTAGCAAAAATTAAAGATACATATAAGATAGGTAAAGATTTGTATGATCAAGATTATGATAGTGCAGCTTTAAGAACTTTAGCTTTAGCAGGTGATAAAAATCCTTTACTTAAATATGGAACTAAATTTTTTAACAAATTTACAGATACTGACGTAATTGCATCTACACCAGCAGCCGCTAAGGAAGGAATAAGTTCGCTTAAACAAGCAATAACTCCTCTTGTAACAAAGCCTGTAGCTTCAGGTACTGAAGGACTTATTGCTGCAAATAGATATGGAGGATATAGAAAGAAACTTAGAAAAAAGAAACGTAAGTGATATATAATAAAGACATATCCAAAAACTTATATGTATGTGATATTACTTGCATATTTAATTATTTTTGTAAAAAATTAATATATAGATTATGATAGAACCAGGAGAAGAAGAAGGCATCGGTTTGGATGATATTTCATTTGACGATGTTATTTCAGGAGAATCATCAAGCACAGAAGTTGCGGATGATCTCGCAATAGAAGACACTAGCGCTGAAGCTGAAGAGCTTGACGCGGATGCAGAAGAATTAGAGGAGTCTGAGGACGTAGATGAAGAAGAAGAGGATGAAGAGTATGATGACGAAGAGTATGAAGATGAAGACTACGACGAAGAGGACGATGAAGATGATGATAGAGAACCTGTAGCTAATACAGTAGTATCTGAAATACTAGACCAGTTAGGATATGAAACTGATGAAGAGTATGATGATACAACAGAAGGATTATTAGCTATGACTCAAGATGTAGGAAGACAGATTGCAGAAGATCAATTAGATAATCTGTTTGAAAACTTCCCACTAGTTAAAGACCACCTTGAGTATGTTCTTAACGGAGGAGACTCTCAAGACTTTATGCAAGCTTATGATCCTAATTTGGATTACAGTAAGTTTGAGCTTGCAGAAGACGACGTAAGAAGTCAAAAAGCTATTTTGTCTGATTACTTTGCTACAAAAGGACACGAGCAAGAGTTTATAAATGAACTGCTTGAGGACTACCAAGATAATGGCAAGTTATTAGATAAAGCAAAAGCTGCACAAGGTGCACTGTCTAAGATGCAAGAAAATAGTAGAGCTCAGCTAGTACAGCAGAGAAAAGCAGAAAGACAGAAACAACAAGAGCAGCAAGAAGAATTTTGGAATGGTGTGTACGAAACTATTGAAGAAACAGATGAGTTTGCAGGCATTACGGTTCCAAAGAGAGAGAAAAACAAATTTTTTGAGTATCTCTCTAGACCAGTGTCACAAGATGGTAGGACACAGCGAGATTTAGATCACGCAGAAGCAGAGATAGAAACTAAACTCGCGATTGATTATTTAATGTACAAAGGTTTTGATTTATCAAAATTGGTAGAGAAAAAAGCTAGAACATCAAATGCTAAATCGTTGAGAGATAGAATTTCTAGAAATGAAGAGCGAGTTAAAAGCGCACGAAAAGCGTCAAGACGCAAGAGTAAGCAAGTAGACTTAGATGATTTAGATCTTAACTTTTAATATAAATGGCAATTTTAAAATGCAACTTAACTTTATAAAAATTAGATAATTATGCCAGGACAAATGACCGGGACGAACATTAGCGTACAAAAGACGTTTTATAATGATTCGCAAATGACAGACATGAACAGTCTAGCAAACGCATTATTGTCTAAGCCAACTGAGTTATCTCCAATTATTACGCATCTAGCGGGTAAAGATGATAAAAGATTTCCACTATCTTTCTTAACAGAGGGAGCTGGTAATGTACAATCAATTGACCGTCTAGAGTATGAGTACCGAGTGGCTACTCACAAATTGAGAACTCGTCCGTTGGCTGTGACAAATGCAGGAGCAAACTTAGGACAAGGAGGATCAAGCTTTACTTTGGTTTTCCCTGACAAACGATTCGTATTTCCATACGTGTTAGTAAACTCAAAAGGTGAACTAGCTCGTATCATGAAAGAGCCAACTCCTTATGTAGGTGGATCTGGATGGGAATATACATTACAATTAGTTAACCCAGCAGCTGCTACAGTATTAACTTCAGGTTTTACAGCAGGTGATCTTTGGGCTCAATTGTATGCACCAGTAGGTGTTGACTTCTCTAGAGGTAACGCATCTAACTGGCAAGCACCAGGAAAAGTTCGTAACAAAATTACTACAGTACGTAAATCTTACCACATGTCAGGACATGCTAAAGATTATGTAGCTGAGTTTACTTTACCAACTAAAGGTGGTGGTTCTACTAACCTTTGGATGGATTACGAAGAGTACCAACACATGCTTGACTTTAAAGAAGAGTGTGAAATGTACTACTGGTACGGACAAAAAACTTATGATTCAAACGGTAACACGTTTATGAAAGATGAGAATGGCCAGCCTGTTATTGTAGGTCCAGGTTTATTCGAGCAAATCGTAAACACTGATACTTATTCAACTATGACTGAAAATAAGTTGAAAAACATCATTGGTGATTTATTCTACCAAATGACTGACGCTAACCAGAAGCAAGTGACATTATACACTGGTACTGGTGGAGCAAGAGAGTTTGATGAAGCTCTTAAGTCACACTTCTCATCTAACACCTTCAAAGTAGGTGGTGAGAACAGATTCATCACAGGTAATGGACGTAACTTAGGATTGACTGGTTACTTCACTACTTACGAGCACGTGGATGGACACGTAGTAAACGTGGTAAAATTACCATTGTTTGATCATGGTCCTGTTGCACAAGCTCGTGAAAAGCACCCAGTTACTGGTTACTCATTAGAGTCTTACCGTATGGTA